GTAACATAAGGTTCAAAATATGATGCTGTTGCAAAATCTTTAACTTGAGGTAAAGGAGTATTTAATGATTGACACATAAAATTAATTCCTGAAAATAAGTTATCCTGTAATAATGTTGGATTGTAAGAAAGATTAAATTCATTATCCTTAACATGACAAATCACATTTTGTTGATAAATAGTTACTTCATTCTGGAAGGTAATATTAAAGCTTGGTGGTGGTGAAAATGACATATTTTAAAATATTTTAATTAACCAGTTGGAGTACAATTTTGATATATAACATCCAATACCTCTCCAGAATTATTAATTTGATAAAAATATCCATCACCTAACATACCTGCAGAAATCCATGTATCTATAAGATAATATAGATTACCACCAACAAATGGAGAATAAATATAAGGAATAGTTAAAGATCTTGTTAAAATTATAGTACCTACAGTTAATGGATTTGATACAGTAATATTTGCTGGGGTAGCAATAAATATATTAGAATCATATGCAGTAGGATTAAGACTATTTATACAAGCTTGAAAAGCATCATTTCCCCCAGGTTGTATTAAAAAAAATCTATCATCATAAATTATAGGAGTAGTTGCCGAAGGTGTTCTAGTAGGGGATGGAGACGGAGATGTAGATTGAGATGCTCCAGGTGTAAATGAAGGTGTTGGACTAAAACTATTACTCGGTGGTGGGGTAAAACTAGGAGTTCTTGTTGGACTAACAGAAACAGTTTTACTTGGAGTTCGACTAATAGATGTAGAACGAGTTACACTTGGTGTTTGAGTAACAGAAGGAGTAATAGAAGGAGTCCGTGAAGGAAAAGGTACATTTTGTTCTGTAAAACAACCAAAAGATATATCATATATAGCAACAGAAGATGAAGGTATATTATCAGGAAATGTTATTTGGTATCCATTTACCAACTGAGTTTGAGTAACTCCTGAATCATAGATATTTAATCCATTACTTCCTGATAAATAGATATTAAAAGGGCCGGGAGTATTTCCTTGAGTGTAAGATATTGTAAATGTAGGCATATTTTATTTATAAATTTTTTATTAAATACATGGTTTACTAGATACACAATCATCACAATTTATATATGTAGAAGGGGATTCTAAACCACTCCATGTTTCATTAGCAACACCTCCTGTTCCGGCACCAACAATAAAACATATTCCACTAACTGAAGTAACTAGCGAACCTATAAAAGCAGCAGATAATGTCATTGTCCTTTTTGCTCCAGTACAACAATTAACAACATCCCTAACAGCTAAAGGTGATGAAGGAGTTATTGATGGTGTTTTAGATATAGTCATACTTGGTGTTGCGGTTATGCTAGGTGTTCTAGTTACACTAGGTGTTATACTAGGTGTTATACTAGGTGTTCTAGTTACACTAGGTGTTCTAGTTACACTTGGCGTTACAGTTATACTAGGCGTTATACTTGGTGTTACGCTTGGAGAAGATGCTAATCTAGCAATTCCGATTTCAAACTGACATTCTGGGTCAGTTACATATATAGTAATACTACCTGTACTACTCATTAATGGAGCACAATAGGATCCAGTAGTTAAGAATGTATAAAAAGTTTGGTAGGCTCCCAATCCTAACCCGGAAAAAGATAATGATATAGAGTTATTTGAGCCTGTACTAAAGAAATTAGCATTTCCTCCAAATATTTGAATTGAATTATTTATTAATGTATTCCCTCTTAAATCATCATTTAATAAAGGATAAAATGAAAATACTAATGGATTTGGATAATCATTTCTTATTAAAGTATAAGTTTCATCATAAGCTACAGCAGGTAATACAAAAGCATTTTGATAAGCTTGACTCGTAATTACAACGGTACCTTCAGGATAAAAAATATTCCCTACGTGAGTAGGTGAGGGATTAATTAAATTATCATATATATTTCCTTTACCATCATCATAAAAATTATATTGGGATGAGGACATTTGAAATGAATATGGTAAAACCTTATTACCATATGCTTTAGGAGATATTTGAATTACTCTAATAGTTTCATTTGCTCCTGTAGGAAAATATGAAATAAAAGCAGGATCATTATTAAAATTAAAAAATGAAGCTGATGGGTGTTGGCTACTAGCTGATAAGTAATGAATAGATGATGCTAAAGATGATGTGTTTAGACTTCCTGAATATTGGTGATAGAATAATTGATTAATCTGTCTATAGGTAAGTCTATCATAATGCGTATTAGTTGTAGGCTCATTCCCTGGGTTAAAAGAATTAGTATAATTAGTTCCATTATATACTGAAATGTAAGGGTCAGTAGAAGGGAGGGGGCAATAGTTAAAATTCCAAGTTCTATTTGCTATAACCGGGATAGTTATAACATCCGATGATTTTAACTGTTTGAATGATCCCATGTAATAACATTATTATTTTTTAAATTAATAGTCTAATTTTACTTTTATTAAAGCTTCCTTAGTAAAATCTTTTACTAATGGTTTACTTAACTTGGCCACAGCTAATAATTCATTATTATCATTATATAACCCAATAGTTGTTATAAAAGTTTGAGGATTATTAATTAATGTAGTATAAAGTAAATTTCCATTAGCATCTATAATTGATGGATTAGTTGTATAATTAAACTCTTGATTTTTTACCCTAGTAAAGAAATAATGAGCCGAGATATTCTCAGAAGATTGCAAAGCAAAATTAGCACTAGAAGACATTAAACTATAAATTTGAGAGGGTAAAGCATTGTCAGTTCCTGGGTTGTTTATAGTAGGTGAAAATGCTATTCCTCCATCTATTACAGATTTACTTAATGCTGTTGGGTTTAAGATAATAATATCACTTTGAGGAAATAAATACCCATAAACAGAAGCATTTACAGACGCAACAGCAGCCACTCCCACACTACCCGAAATTAAGGTATAATATAAGGCTCCAGCTGTAGTATAATTTGTAGTAGCAGCAATCTGGCTATTATCTGTTAAAGAAACTTCAGCAGCACCGTTTTTTAATTTTAATGTTAAAGATCCAGGATTAATATGTTCTTTATATCTATTTCTAGCTATGTTAATAATATATATATCATTAGGATTATCTACACCAGATGTTGAGCTGGCTGTACAAGCATTACCCATATTTAAGGTCCCACCAAAATTAAAACTTCCACTTTCTGTTCCCAATAGTAATGTTCTGTATTGTCCATAAACTACTCTAGAGGTAGTTAAGGATGATCCATCAGGCATTACTGTACTAATAGAAGAGTTAACATAATTGGATCCATTTCCAAATTTGTTTCCATATTGTATAGCCATCTGAACAGATGATGTAGTGGAAAGTAAAGCTCCGGGATATTCATTATATACATTTAAATAAAATGAACTAGAAATAATACTAGATGTAAAAAAAGTAGTTAAAGTATTAAGATTACCACTCCACATTGGTCTTACTACGGTTTCTGTACTTACTACTGAGTCTTCTGGATTGTATCTTACGAATGACATATATTATGAATTTGATTTTGTAATAGTTAATGGAATAGTTATTCTAGCTCCTGAATCTCTACCTAAAACAGTAATAGTAGTTGTTATCTGGTTTAATCCGGAACCAAATAATGTATTAATAGTAGTTCCAGTTAGTGTAAATGAAGTACCAGTAATAGTTTTACTTAATTGTGAACCTACAGTTGAAGTAATCCCAGTAGATGCAGTTTCAGAACCCGCTATACCTGTTGATGAAAATGTAGATAAGAATCTAACATCAGAAACTGTAATAGTATATCCTCTAGCCTCAAATGTACTAGTAGCACCTAAGTAATTTAATGTTTGAGGAGTAATTGTTAAAGTAGCTCCTTGTTTTAAACTAATATTATTATACCCAACATTAATCACTGGTAGTTTAGCTGTACCTCTAGGTAAAGTTACTAGTTTGTAAATCATAATTTGGGTATCGTCTGGAAAAGCTTCCATTAAAGGCATAGCTTCAATTGCTTGTCCATAAAATGCAGACCCAGAGGGTTGTGAAGGATTATACAATGTATAATCTACTTCGTCGTCTGCCAAGGAGAATTGTGTAATTCTAAAAGAACCATCATTTCTAGCTAATAATTCTCTCCCTTTAGCTGTTAAAACTGCATCTATTGTTACAGTATTGTTATTTAATATAGCCATTTATTAATTAATTATTTGTTTATAAATATTTGTTTTTTTTATTTTTTATGAAATTATATTACTTCCGGCATCTGGTAGTTGTAATTTAACGTTTTTAGTAATATTATCTATATTATCTAATACTTTAGATGATATATTTGATGATATAATAAGCCCGTAGGAAGTTTTTCCTAAAGGTTTCCTAAGATTTAATATAACATTAGTCTCATCACGTACTCGTTTTAAAAAATATATTTTATAAAAAGTATTACATAAAGTATCTACCATTCGAGAATCAAGATCTTCAAATAATGATATAGCAAGGTTCCCATCTACATTAGTCTCTACAGAACGTATAGTGTAATCAAAATAAATTCCTCCATTAGCTCCAACTTCAACTATTACTCTATCATAAGGAGATAATTGAAATGGATAACTAACGTCTCCTAACTCATTAATTGATGAGGAGAAAAATGTAAGAAAAGGAGCATATGTAGGATAAAAATAAAAATTAGGAGAATAAAATGTTAAGAATTGAGGATCTAATATTAAAGCATTATTGGTTTGATCATTACATATAGAAGCTGGGGTTGTTGTTGAAGTAGCAGAGGGAACAACAGATAAAAAACTAGGTACAAATTCATTTAATGTGTTTTTTGTGTAATATTTAATTCCTGCTTGTTGTATCTTATTACTCCCAAAACTAGTTGTCTTCATTAAATATTTAAATACTATTTTATCCCCAGGCTTATAAGTATTTCCATCTGCTCTAATCCTTATTGCCTTATTATGTTTTACATATTGGTAATCTCTAGTAGTATCACATGCAGTAAAACGAAAATACCCATAAAAATTTAACCACCAACTTCCAACAGCTGTTGTCCCACTTAAACTAACAGGACTATCGGACCATATTATTATTTGAAGTTGTTGATAATCCTGGTTTGTTAAGTCTGTTTGACTACCATTTCTTATCCAATATTTATATTTATATTTTTTAAAAGTTCGATCAGAAGAAAATAGAAATTGAGAAATTATATTATGTTGGCATACACTTGAATTATCAGTTGGTGGAGGTACTATACTTAATCGATCTCCATTTAATACCGGTATATCAAAACCGTCCATATATTCTAACTCATTAAGAAAACCATCTGAAGCAGCTCGATTATCTAAAAATCTTTTTACATCAATAGTAGTTTCTACAGCCACAAAAGAAGAGGGGGGAATTTTTACACTTTGTGAATCTCTAGTTATAAATGTAACGTTACCAGTTATTGAACTACTCACCCATAATTCTAAACTACTAGTAAAAGTAGCCCCAGCATCTCCAAAAACTCCAACATCAAAAGCATAAGTAAAATCATATTCACCTTCAGTTGGGATTATATAATATGATGAAGTAACCTTTGCAGAATTTATATCTACCACCCCTGGTCCTTTTCCTGGGTACAAATAACTTCCTATGTAGCTGTCTTCTAAAGAGGGTATAAAGGGTATAAATATGGGGCTGGGAATAGAAAAGTCATTATTAATACCTGACCAACCAATTTCTCTATACCTACCATTTTCATCAAGTTGCCCAGGGGGCGCAGATTGGGTAGGATTAAAAATATCCCACACTTCAGTCCATACTCCGGATTCTGTAGTAAAGCTTGAGGTATTATTAAACTGAGGAATATCTGTAGATCCTATAGTAACAAGAGGATTACTATACATCCCAGGTAAAGGAATTTGTCTAGTTGATAACTTTTTATTAAAAAAATTAACTGAAGCTAGTCCAAGAGCATTTGTAGAATCAAAAAAAGGTAAAAGTGTGTTTGGATTAGCTGCTTCAATACCTGAATAATAAAGTATAGGAGAATAACTATAACCACTTTCATGAATTACTTTATTTCCATTAGTAGCAAATTGATTTGAATATTGTTGGGAGTTAAATAAAGATACATTTAATAAATCTCCTGTTTTAAAAGTATTTTGAACTTCCTCCCAATTCCTATTACGCTGATTTAATTCAATAAGCTTACCAGACTCATCAACTAGATATTTTAAAGCAACATTGCTTTTATTAGGTATTATGCTTTTTGTAACTTCTGTAAATAAACCAATTTTTTTAGTATTGTAATCTATTACAGGAGTTAACCCATAAGATATATCACCAATATACCAATTATTATATTGTTTACCATGAAGACGTACACCATCATGTCTTGAATTAAGATATGATGTATTACTTAGATATGAATCTTGAAGTTGAACAGATTCTGTTACTGAGTAAGATGTAAATGCTCTTCCTAAAGAATCAAGAGAAAATACAGGAGTTAATTTTTTTCTGAGTTGGGAAGTTAAACTTTCATTAACATTGTTTTGTACTGCATTGAAATCGGAATTTTCAAAAAAATTCTCATAATATGGTGCTGTGTGATTTAGTATAAAATCCATATCCCCTGAAGATATATAGTTGCCTGTAGGACAAACCCCTAAATCTGTTGCCGTTAAACCAGCAGTTAAAGGTAAATAACTTCCACTTATGGCACAAATTGTCGCACTTGATAAAGGGGTTAAAGTTACAGTTTGAGATGACCCACTACAGTCTAGGTAAGTATCACTTCTAGTACTAACAGCACTTGTATTTGTAAATAAATATTGTCTACATTGGGGGTCTAAGACAAAAAGCTTAGATCCGGGAGCTACGTAGTTTGCTGTATTATTAACTAAATAAGGATTTACATTAACCTCTTCAAAATACTCATAAGTATCAAGAGTGGAACCAGTAATATCTCCCGTATAATAAGGTTCTCTATTTTCTGCTAAGTCAAAATAATAAGGATCATAAATTGAAGATAAATTAACTCCTTCAATATTACCTTCTAAGTCTACTTCACTAGTAAATAAAGGCCTTGCCTCAGGTACTTTAGGTCGCTCTAATACTGGTGATTTAATAGACACCCCCGTCCATGTATTACTTCTAGCGGGAGTAAAATCTTTAACCATTTTAAATAACGAATTATCAAAAAATTGAATTAATCTGATAAATCCATTATAATCAAACCCTTCACTTGGATGTGTAAATGTTTGCCCAAACCAGTAGTCTCGTTGAAACGATAACGAAGGATAAGTATCCAAGTAAAGTGCTTCTGGATATGCTATGTAATTATCTATAACCCAATTAGGGTTTACAGCTGTAATAGAAGCGGATACTGAATTATCTATTTGGGTTTGGGGAGAGAAAGATACATCTACAAAATGTAGATCTTGACTTTTAACTTCTCTAGATGATGTTGTAGATGTTTCAAATCGCTTTATTGGAGATAATATACTTCCTGTAAGATTATTTGAACCTAATGTTATTTTATTTGGTGAATATCCTTTTAAATCTTGATAATCATTTGTTCCACCATATTCTTTAATAGGGAGAATAGAGCCGGTAATACCAAATAATGTAATTAATCCTTGTAAACCACCATGAGCACCTTTTCCTTTAAATAAATAAGGTAAATTATGATATATTCTCTTATAAGTATCTAATAATAAATCTTTTTTAGGAACATTATTTAAAAAACTACTTGAGGGAGAATAATTTCCATCATAACATACTCCTCTATCACTAGCACTTAAACCAGCAGTTACCGGAAAAATACTCCCCGATAAAGCACATAACTCTTGTTTAATGGCAAAAGCAGAAAAATTTGCTATTTGAGCTACCCCATTGCAGTCTACATATGGTTGAGATATCTGAGATGATGTGCCGTTACTAAATCTATATTGCCTACAGTTAGGAGCAAATACAGTACTCCCACTAAGACTACCTATATTATAATCTAATATATTTTGGCTTTTTTGAGAGTTATATAATTTTACACCGAAAGATTTTAACCAATCATATACTAAATCTTGAGATATACCTTCATTTAAATTATTATTATTATCCCATACGTCTGTTAAGTTGTCAATATAAACCCAAATATTATCAAAATATTGACCTATCATGTTAACAAACACAGTGTAAGGCAAATAATTTCCGGGATCATCTAGTATGTAAGAAGGTATAGTATTAACTAATATATCTTTATTTGTTACATCATAATTATCAGCTATATCAATAGCATCTCTATACCAATTTGAAACTGTAGTTGAGGATGATGCGTATAAATTATAAGGTTGAGATGTATTAGATTTAGGATATGGAGCTATATTATATGACAAATACGAGCCTGTTTCTAAATTATATTGTACAATAGAAGATGTTAATGAGCTTGAATTATAATAAAGATATGATTCGAATCCATCAAATTTAGCAATAGTAGTATTTAAACTTGAAGTTGCTTGATTTATTTGATTTATTAAAGAAGCATTACTTGCTGTTAATGGAGAAAAAGCATTAATTTGATATTTATACCCTTCAATTTCCCCAATCTTAAACATAAAATTATTTATTCTACTTACAGCTGAGCTATAGTGAATAAATCCATTAAGTGAACTATAATCTACATTTAGATTTATCTCCTGGTTGGTAAGTGAATTTAAAACGGCTTGATATGACGAACCAGTAAATGAAGTAACTAATTGAGTTAAATTATTATACTTAGTAGGAATTACTGTTTTAAATTCTAAATCAATATTAAAATTAGGACCTTTTAAAAATGGTTGAGATGGTGGAGTAATAAATTTATCTAAATTAAGACCATAGATATAAGGATTTATTATTTCTTCTACAATCCAAAATGAAGTTTTTAAAGCAATATTAGCCGGAAGAGGTTCATAAAGTTTAAATAATAAACTAGCTTCTCCTAAATCTGTTACCTCACTTAAAACATTTACTACTATTACTTGATTATTATCACCAAAATTAAGAATAAAGTAGTAATAATAAGGAACAGACAATTGCTTATCAGCAAAATTACTAGCAATATCTAGTAAACTAATATTGTTTATTAAAGTAGAATTAACTTTTAATTCTGTTCTATCTGATGATATTTGAGAAATAAATAAGTTAGGGTTAGAAGATTCTCCTACTACTTTTCTAAAAAAATTATATCTAGATGTAACTTCTCCTGATTCAAATCCTAGATTTTTAATATCTTGGATAGGGTCTATTTCTATTATAGGAAGATAATCTTGTTGATAACCCGAATTAGAAGGAAGTTTATATGAAGTATAATTATAGGTTTTATCTATTATATTTCCCCCTAAATCAAATACAAAATATTCAATATAATCTTCAGATCTTCCAAAGGTTTCTTGTTGTACAACCGGACGTAATAACTGTTCATCTTCAATACTATAACGATCTATTTGGTCTCTATTTAAAACTTGTCCTACTATTCTTACATTATCGGCCATTAATAGTTATTTTTATTATAAATTTAAATTATTTTGAGATTGGTTTACTACAACATTTACTTCAGCTTCTAATAGCTGTTGTCTTAAATCTGTTATTTCTTGTAATAATGCTTGAATATCATCATCATCTGCTATTTTTACATTAAGATATTCTGCTTCTCTTAATAATATAAATCTATGAGAATCCGTATCACCTTCAGTGGGTATAATAGAAAATAATTCATCATATAAATCAAAAAAAGCTTCTACTGTTGTGTCAGGAACAGTAGGTTGAATTGGGTTGAATTCACCAAATTGAGTATTTATAACTCTAGTAAATATGCTTTTATCATAAATTAAATTCCTAACATCAATCCTTTCAGCCATTATTTATTTATTTTAAAAATATAATCATTATCATATATAACAGATGAACCATTATCAAAGGTAGATTTAATTAATATCTTATAATACCTTTCAGGTTGGAACCCAGCAGTATATAATGTAAAAAAGTTCCCTGCGGTATCACAACTTACTTTAGTATGTTCTTCACTAAAATTCACAACATATTCTTCTGTGTCTAAATCTTGGATAGCATAATAAGAAGATGAAGGTAAAGCACTATTTAAAGTAAATACAGATACAGTATTAAATTGACGAGGAGGATATATAGGACGTGCATTTACTCTAAATTGACATACACTATCTGAAGTATATGACCCTAAATTATTTCCTAGAGTAATAGCTACATTTTGATTAGTTAATAAAGTTAAACTTCCTGTATTGTATACACTATCATCCCATCTAAATTCAAGTTGAGGAGCATATATAGTATGAGTATCCCTAGAGAAAAATTTTAAAGAATAAGAAGAAGAAACATTAAATTCGTATTGATCATCAAATTTTAATATAAAACCATTATTCTCTAAAAATAAAAAATTATTAAAAGTTTCTACTATAGGAGTAACATCTATATCAGTATCTTTAGTAGTGTTTATTGCAAAAGATTGAGAACTTAAATATGTAGAAAACCAAGACCCTCCCCCAGGATTATTAGGTAAAAAGGACATAGTAGTATCTGGGAGTAGACTAGAGGTAGCCCATAAAGTGCCATTTTCTCTATTATACCACGTGCAATCTTGAACATAGGGAGGATCAAATAAATACTTCCCAGTACCAGCTTGCCAAGATTGAGATACGGCATAGCAATAAATATCATAATTATCAGGAAGATTATTAGTATCTGATGTAAATAGTTTTAAAGAAGCACTATAAAGACCAATAGCGGAAGGAGATAAAGAAGGTGAAGTTCCTACTACAGTATTTGAAATAATATCAGTAACTTTTATCATTTCACTAGAAGAAAACTTAATAAGAGCTCTAGCTACTTGAGGATCATTAGTTAATCCCATACTAGTGTTTTTTACTTCTAATATTGGATCTAACCCTGTATTGGTATTAGGAAATTCAGAGTATATAGTTGTATCCTTTTCGGGAAATATTTTATAAACAGCCATTTATATTATTTATTTACTATAAATATAGAGTTATTAAAAAGTTATAACTCTACCCTGTATATCTAAATCAGGATATCTTATTTCAAATATAGCGGGGTCTAAAGAAGGATATAAAATGTCACTTCTAAAGGCTCCTGGTACATCATAACTAAAAGGGGAATAATCTCCTCCTGATAGATTTGTAAATTTAACATTTAGTACTGATTGTACCCCTTTTATCTGAAGTAAGATTGAGTTGATATTTGAGAGTATAATAGGTTGATTAATTTGCCATTTATCTATATGGAAATAATCAGTTAAAGCGTTTATACAGTCTGTTAATATTACATTACTACTTAACCCTGGATTGATGGTTATATCAAAGCTTAATCCTAAATTAATATAGTATGCATCTTTAATTATTATGGCATCAGTAACCATTCTAAAAGGTTCTAAATACTCTTTTAAATTATTCTTTAATTCAGTAGTTACATTACTTAATTTTTTCTTGTTATTGTATGATAAAACATACATAGATAAAGCTAAAGGATTATTATCAATTAGGGGATCATTACCTGGGCTCGAAGATAATGCTGAAGCTTGTTCAACATATACTTTAGCTATGTTTCCAAAATGAGCAGGCATGCTTAAAGCACGGGTCATATAATCATCTTTTGTTACTGCCCTTAATTGTGCTGAGAATGCATTAAGCGTGTTTAAACGCACTTCTTCTATAGTATCACCACTTCGGCCACCTATAGAAGGTATTGGATTACCTGCGACTAAAGTGCTAAGAGATGCGTTAGTGTAAATGGGATTAAAAGCTCCTATATTATTAATAGATGTAATTGAAGTAATACTATTTGCTGGTAAATTAGCCTCTATCCCTCCCCCTGATAGATATTGGACATTTAAAACTATTTGAGAAGGAACAGTACCATATTGTTTAGTATAAAATACAGCAGCTTGGTTATAATTACTAATTAAATCTGAAGTGTCAACAGAAGGTACCATTCCTAATTGAATATTATCTGGGGTTGGAATGATTAAATCATCATCTTGATTTACATACATCCCAGAACCGAATTGTAATTCTACAACACCATCTGTTCTAATTCTAGATACAAATCTATTAGGAGTTTCAAGTAAACTTATTAAATAAGGTACTTGATTAGAGGAAGGACCTGTATTAACTGTTTTATTTACAATAGTAGATTGAGCTAAATAAGGTACTTCATACCATTGACTTCCATCATTTCCATTAACATTAATTATTTGAAGAAAGTTAGGATCATTTATTTCAACTGATGTGAATTTTACAGGTGCTCCAAAAGTAAATGTAGCTGTCTTCACTTCAGCTGATACTGCCTTTACTGATTGTCTAAATAAATAATTATTCCCATCAAATAAACTAATTTCTGTAGACCCAGTATCAGTAAAATCAACTTTTTGAGTTGTTAGAAACTTAGTCTGGGTTGAATTTGATGTTAATACAGTATTTTCAGGGATTATAAGAGCATAATCTAAATTAGGGGCATTATTAAGGATAGGGACTTGTTGGTAAAAATCAATTGTAGTAACAGAAGCATATGATAATTTAGGACGATATCCTAAAGAATATGCCATATTAAATAAATTTTCCTTTTCCTTAGCGGTCAATACAAAATTCTCTTGTATTTGAGTGTCTATATAAAAAGATAAAACATCCCCAACATATGAGGACATCTCAATAAACATCGTACCAGGAGACGTATCTGAGAAATCAGTATAGGTATTAGGAAAATAATTCTTAGCAAAATCAATAAGAGATGCTTTATATTGAGTAAAGTTCTTATTTAAATAAGATATGTTCTTGTTTTGGGCCATTATGTTATATTAATTATTACACTATCAGATTGATTTGAAAGTAGTATTGTATAATCCATTGTTACTGCTAAAGTATTTTCATCTTCAAAAGGTACCAAATCAATAAAATTTACGGTAATTTCTGGTAGATATTGATCTACAGCAGTAACTATGCTGTTTTTAATAAGTGGGAATGTTTCATCTGTAATAGGTTCAAATAATTGCTGTTTTAAAATTGTACCAAAATTGGGGTGTCCAATTCGTTCTCCTTTAGATGTTAAAATCAAATTAATTAGATTATATTTAATCTGGTCTCTAGTAGAGTATACGCTATTAAACACACCAGGAGCATTAAAAGGTAAAGCAACTCCTATAGCTGTATTGACTTGAAAGTCTCTAGGATCAACTCTATTACTTCTTATATATGCCATTATTGGATATTTCTAAAATTACTTATATCCGCCGGGTTATTTCTCATATCATTAGCTACTTGAGCTAACATATCCGAATATACATTTTGTTTCTCGGCAAATGTTGTAGGTGGGGCTACTGAAGGAGCAGCTATACCCATTTGATCCATTAAGGATTGGCGAATAGCTTCTTTACTAGCTGCTGGGTTGGTATTAGTAGAGTTAAAATTCATGGTAGGCCATGCTTGGCTATCGGAAATAGTAGAATTAGGTTGGTTATGGGGTAATCCTCTAGATAAGGATTCATTAATTTTCTGTTTTCCCAATTCTGCTAGTTCTTCTTTAAGAACTTCTCTTACAGCCTCTTTAATAAGAGTTTTTAATTCATTTGTTTTCATATCTATAAATATTAAGCTTCAAGATTTCGTTTATCGATTTCTAATTTTAATTCTTCAATAAGTACATTAGGATCTAATGTAAATGATGGAGCCGACTGTAATGCTACAAATCCACTTCTATCCAAGGCAACAGCATATCTACGTTTATTCCCTGCTACAATAAATTCAGGATTTTCTTCTTCTACTATAGAAAAAGTAAAGCCACTATATACAACTCCTTCTACAGGACCTAAACCAGTATTTGTAGCTAAAGCTTCACGCATTTCTTCTGGGGTGAGATCTTTATCCAGAATATTATTTAATGGGAGTAATCGAGAACGTTCATATTGAATAGTATTTAAAAACCCATCTAAAGTAGTTAATGAAACTTGAAGTAAAATTCCTAATGATATTAGCACTGGGTTAAATTTAGCTATCAGTCGAGAAGCTATTATACCAATAGTAGCTATTTGATAGGGTGCTGTAGGTAATGCTGCTAATATAGATAATAATAAAGTAAAAACTATTATTATAGTATTTAAAGTATTAATAGTTTTTCTAAAAGCTTCTACTTGTCTTTCGGCGGATGCAAGTGTTACTAGAGCAGCATCTCTAGCTACTTTTGCTTTTTTAATATCTTCTTTAGTTGTAGCAGCTTGAATAATTTCATTAGTTTTATCCACTAAAGCACCTAATCTAGTTACAGTGTCTGCTAGTCGAGTAATAAAAATATTTAATACTCGTGCTAATATTAATACAATAATTATAGGACCTATAGCCTTAACAAACTTCTTTAAACCTGCTTTTAATTTAGCTTTATTAAATTTTAATCTAAGTTTATTTGTTTTTAATTTTGATTGAGTACGTAATTCTTTTAATTTAGCTTTTTCTTCTAATGTTCGTTTAGTAAGTAAAACATTAAGTTTTTCTTTAATTACATCAATTCGTTTTTTAGCTCCTTCTAGTGCTTTTTTAGCTTTTTCAAATTCTTTTTTAGCTTTTTTCTCTATTTTTTTAAATTCTTCTTTATACTTATCAATCTCTTCATCTCTTGCTTCTGGGGAAAGAAATTTAAGAGCTTCACCTATACCTTCCCCAATAGCTGTCCCCGCAGCAGAAGCTTCTCCTGTACTCGTTACACTTCCGGCAGCAGATACATTAGATGCTAATCCATTAAAAGCCCCTGTAACACCAGCAGCAGCACCTGCTGCTAATGCTTGAATAGAAAGAGCAGCAACTTTAGCTTTATTATATAAAGCTTCTGCTTTAGAGTATTGTGTTTGAGCACTCTCAACTAATTTTTGAGATTCTTCTAGTGCTTTTTTAGCAGCTGCTATCTTATCTTTTTGAGTAACTTCAGCCATTATATTGTATATACTGTTTTAGATATTAATACTTTTTTATCTAATTTAATATTTAAAGCATCTATAGAATCTATAAGACCACTAGCCGCTGAATTTAAAGTTTCCATTAAGGTTCCCTCTGGTTGGGCAAATGTAGGACCTAAAACAGAAGCAAAAGTACTTAAAGCTGCAGATAAATCAGAAAGATATTCTTGAAGTTGAAATCCCATAATTAAAGGTTCAGGCCCATCTGAACCATTATTAGCTGGACCTAAATAGACTTTATTATCTTGTAAAACTATTCCAACTTTACTACTTTGTAAATACACTGGGCCTTGTGAATATAATTCAACTCCTGTTTTTCCAAATATTAAAACCTCATCTGATTTAGCTGATAATATAACCCTGTTAGAATTTACAATAACTTGAGGCTCTGAGAAATCTGCTATATTAGTAGGATTAGTAATACCACTTAAAATAATATTTCCTATATCTAAAGGTATGGTTTGATTAGATGTTAAATAAATAGATGATCCATCTTTATTTATATTTTCTACATTTAAGCTAGAGTTAGGTGATTTGTAATTATGCTGGTTTGAAATGAGCAAAATTGGGTTACTATCCAACTCAGTAGGATTAGTAGACCATGGGGATAAATCTTGATTTCCTGATTTGTTTGTACTTCCAAAACGAATTGAATTTCCAAATCGACCTTCTAGTAAATAATCTCCTTCAAATACTTGTAAACTTTTAAAATCTTTATTTTCAATAAAGGAATCATATAATATATCTTTATCGGTTTCTGAAAATAAACCATTAAATTGGGGACTATTCCACGCATTAATAGAACTTAAATAGTAAGTTTCTCTAGTTTTTTCAGATACAGGTGAAGGTGCCGAAGGAAGATCTACTAATAATATTATCTCCCCAGGTAATGGAAAATATTTTTGATTAGGATATAAAGGAAGAGCTGTAGGTAATGTACTTAAAAATTTATTGGTTAAATCTTTTAATGATATTTCATTATCCTCCTGGTATTCTTGATAGACAACAGTACCAATACCTCCCCAACCCCCATTCTCTTCCCATATGTTAGCAGGAACACTAGATGGGCTTAACATAACAGCATAAACTTTACCAACTTTATATCCTTGAGGAGCCTGGTAGTTGTTATTTCCTATATTAGAGGTAATGAAAGATAAATTATTTTTTATTATCATGATTTATTCTCCATCCGGGTTTACAATAGCACCTCCGATTTCATTTACAGCCGAGAATAATTGTTGCTTCTCTGCTTCACTTAGGATCATATGGGCCGCTTCATCTGAAGAAGAAGAAGTATTCATAGCACGTTGTACTATACTAGCTAACTTAATTAATTGGTCGTCGTTTTTAACACTTATGTTAAGATGTTCCGCAATTAATGGGACAATCATAAGAGCCGACTGTGAATTAGTAACCAATGGTTTTAATGTCTCAATCAGTTCTTTAATTTGCTTTTCCTTTTCCTTTGAGTTATTATAAATGTCTTTGAGCAAATCAGAAAATTTCTTATTACCCCACATTACTTGATCAAAATCCATAATTATTTTGGTTATAAATATAAGAACTGTAAATCTTTATGTTATTACATGACCTTTTGAGTAGTATTGATTGTATAATTCAGAATAGAATACTTTTAGTTTCTTAATAATTTTAGTAATTTGGGGAGTATCTACATCTACTATCTCACGAATATAAATGTAAAGGGCTTTCTTATTAAATATATCTAATGATTCACATTTGCG